GTCAGCATACCCACCATAGTCAGTGAGTTCTCTGGCTCAAAGGGGTCAAGGTGCATCTTACCACCACGCTTGGTGACAGTGTTCTCTACGTCAAGTGTTAGCTTCATCCTTCGTACCTCGCTGTCAGATAGTCCAACTCACAGTTCACCATACCGTGCCAGCCATTCAGCTTGTTCTTCACGATGTTCATGTGCCGCAGTGGGCTATCTTCTTCCTGTCCTTCAACGGTAGGTGACTTACCAATCAGTATCATAAGGTCAGCCTCTGCCGCCTTACCAGTACGTGAACCTTCCATCATAGACTGATTAAGTTGTGACCGTCCTTCTGCCTCTGCAGATAGCTGAGACATATAGAATACAGCACAGTCATACGTCTTGGCAATCTGCCTAGCATGAATAGCGCAAGCCTTGAGTGCTTCGTCAGGGCGAGAGAAGCCACCAGCAGTCTGGAACTTATCACCCATGTCAAGCACAAGAATGTCAGGCTTGTATGACTTACATACAGATTCAACCCATGCCATGTCACGTCCACCAGCTTCTTTAATCTTGATGTTATTCATCACTGGTTCATACAACGACTTAGCCATTGCCATGTTAGACTTGACATCACGTGCTGACATACCAGCGGCGGCTGTCAGATACCTAGCACCAACACGGTGGGTGGGTTCCTCATTACACAGGATGACACATCTAGCACCCTGCGATGCGAACCCACCCGGCGCGGCTATAAGACTGGCATGAAAGGAAGTCTTACCAGTGTTAGGCCGTGCGCCTACCTCAATCAGTTGACCAGCACTAACGCCTTCAACCTTACGTGCTACGCTAGGTATATTGAATGACCACTTGGCTTCAAGTTCAGCCTTCGCCATCAATGTCTCAATGCTGATGTCATCCCACTCAATCTTTAGATTAGGGGTGAAGTCATCACCATACTGCTCAAGCAGATTGCGTAGCTTCTCAAGCGTAGCGGCAGAGCCGTTGACCATATCGAATCCGATATTGGCTACGTCCTCACCAATAACCTGCTGGAATAGTTTAGACAGCACCTCTTGTGCTACATCACCACCCATAGGTTGTTCACGCTTGATGGTATTGAACAGTGATGAGTAGGCTTGCTTCTGTGCAGTGGTGAGTGTCGGGTTGTTCGACATGAACAATGCCTCAATCTCATCAGGTGTCACAGTACGCTCATACCTATCCATAGCTGTATCAATAGCTTCTTTAATCTTACGCACGTCCTTGCTGAACAAGCGAGTTGGACAGCGCGAACCACGATGGTCATCGTAGAACTCTTTATCCATTAGGCTTCTTATAAGTGTAAGTTCCATGTGGTTATTCTCCTATCTGTTTGCGGAGAGCATCTAGCTTCTCCATGTCTGTCGGGTTTCTATACTTTATATCATCCACCAACCTCAATACGCGAACATCCGAAACGTGTCCACGTAATTCTTTCGCCATAGCAAGTGTCTTAGGTAAGGCATCGGGGTCTAATGCTATGACTGCTGTTGAGAACTGTGCAAGATACCTTCTATGCGACTCTTGGAGAGATGTACCAAGAAGCGCAACCCCGACAAAGGAACCATAACCAACAATGGCCGCACTCACACAGTCCTCAACAACTACGGCGACTTTACCACAACCTGATGTATATGGCAAGCCACTATTTCCATATCGTTTCCATTTAGGAATACGTTTACTCAATGTCCTGCCTGTTGCATCAACCAGCTTGCCATCATGTACGACAGGGAATACCACGCGGTCTTCCTTTACATCATACATCAGGGCATGTTCGTCCTCATTGATACCCCACTCCGCACACCACTTGACCACGGCACGTTTGCCACGATGGGGTACGATGTAGGTAGGCAGTTCAAACTTTTCTTCAGCGAAATCTTCAGCACCTGTGAAGCCTCGCTTGATGTCTTCCACTGTGAGATGAACACGAGTGCCACCTGATACACCACAAGATACCTTGTAGCAGTTCCAGATAAGTTTACCCATGTTGTTAGTCACAGTGAATGTCTTGTGTCCATTACATGAAGGACAGTTCATACGTTTGGTTTCTCCATTACGTATATCTAATTCACTTACTATGTTATATATATTACTCATATAATATCACTTTCTCTGCGGCAGTTAAGTGCTTTTACCATGCGTCTTACGTGTTGTCAATGCATTATTTGCAGAGGCATACGTATTTTTCATGTAAGGTTTAACTGACTGTGGGTTACTGTGTCCTGTTACCGACATGATTTGTCCCATAGACACACCAGCTTCGACCATCTGTGTCGTACCAGTGCGGCGCAAGTCCATCAGTCGTAGTTCATCAGGCAGTCCAGCTTCGCGCATGACCGCCCTTCCAGCTTTAGATAGTCTCTCCATACTGTAAGGGTGGTACTCGCCCTGTGTGGGGCTTGTGCGCGGCGCAACGTAGCTTTGAAAGCCAAAGTCTTGCTCTTGCTGTACTAGCATGTCGTACAAGTCATCTTCAATAGGTAATGTTACCTCTGCCCTACGCTTAGACTGCTCCAAGTATAGCTTCTTTTCGGGTAGGTCAAAGTTATCCCATGTCAACAGGCGCATGTCACCTAGTCGCTGGCACCATTCATATGCCATGTGTACGATAAGCCCAAGGCTACGCCACTGAAACTCACTGTATGCAGTGTCAAGGAACTGACGCACATCATCCTCAGACCACACAACTTTTCGTTGTGGTGCAGTCTTACGTCTGACGTTAGCGAATGGGTTCACCTCTGCATACTCCATCTCAATGGCGTAGCGATAGACAATAGATGAGACAGTACAGACATGGTTGGCGAGGCTGATACCCCGCGCAACCCACTCCTCATACGCATGTTTAGCTTGCTTGCTAGTGAGTTCGTCAAACTTTACATCAGCAAAGTTGTCAAGCATTACACCAAGAAAGTATTGATAATCTTTCTTAGACCTGTCGCGTAACATATTGTAATCATTAGAAGTATAATACTTGTCAACGAGTTGCTGAACTGTTCGCATTACGCTTCTCCCTGTACTTTTTGTATAGTAAGTACACCTCGTACTTATCTAATTCGTGTAACTCGTGATGAGTTCTATCGTAATGTAGTGTAGCGTCAAAGACACTCTTGTAGCCGCAAGATGGGCAGGTGTTGTCCTCATCTTCAGACTTCCTGCCCATCCAATAACATTGGCTACACCCAAGTAACCCAACGTGATTGAAGTTCATGCCGCTAACAACTCCTTGAATTGCTTGCTTTCAACCCAGCGTGTTACCTTCTGCTCACGCTCCCACATATTGACAGCGTTGGTATCCTTGCCAGTGTTAGCCAGCTTGAAACCATTACGCTCGTCAGCATAGCTGGCGTAGTTGGTGAAGGCAGAGTACAAAGCGAACACATTGTTGCCACGCACCCCAGCTTCTTGGTTGTACAGTTCAAGCATACGCTTGGCCTTGCCCTTGTCAAGAGACTCAAGCATAGCCTTGACATCACCTACAAACAGGGACTTGTTAGCCCACTCCTGTAGTTGATTAGACTGTGCATAGAAGTCTTGCTTACTACGGCTTAACTGATAGATGAAACGCTCAAGATTGAATCCACTTGTATTCTTCCGGCGTACCTTGTCATGTTCGCCACGAACCATACCGTTAGTGCAGAAGAAATCAATGGCACCAAACAGCACTGTGTTGGAACACGTACCGTCCACACCATGCAGTGCAATGATGCGTTGAGATACCTCAGTCTCATGCTTTGGTGTAGTAATCTTAGCCTTAACATTAGGCAGGGTCATGTCCATCATAGCCCAACCATTATTGTGTGCATCACGCCATGCAATGTTCGCATTGTCAGTTTCGTAGCTGGACAAGTTCTCTGTCACTTCGCCCATAACCTTGCGGAAGAAGTCACCGTGTGATGCACAGGTGAAGTCTTTACCAACGATAGCGATAGGTTCACCAGTGTTGTTATCAATGACATATTTCTTGTCAGCTACACGAGTAGGCTCAAAGGTTACGTCAAAGTCTAGGTTCTCTGGAATATATTCTAATGGCATATCAATTCTCCTTTCGATTGTGTAAGATGCAGTTATATCATATAAGATATATGATGTCAACTACTCCCATCTATAAAAGATGTGGTCATTAATCCTGACTGTCATAGTCTTGGTCTTAGCCCACTCAGGTGTTACATAGTGGGCG